TATCCTAAATGTGGTAGATCTGGAGGAGAGAAAAGAAAAAATTATCCAAAGTGTGTGCCAGCAGCAAAAGCAGCTGGTATGTCAAAAGGCCAAAAGAAAACTGCGGTAGCTAGAAAAAATAAAGCTGAGGCTGGTGGTAGAAGAGCAGATAAAAAACCTAACAGAGCAGCAACATTAGCATCAGGAGGGTTAGCTGTACGTGGTTATGGTATAGCTATGAGATAATGGCAAAAACTCCAGCATGGCAACGTAAAGAAGGCAAAAGCGAATCAGGAGGTTTAAATAAAAAAGGTGTTGAATCTTATAGAAAGGCAAATCCTGGTTCTAAATTAAAAACAGCAGTTACAACAAAACCATCTAAATTAAAAAAAGGTTCAAAAGCGTCTAACAGACGTAAATCATTCTGTGCTAGAATGTCAGGTATGAAAAAAAAATTAACAAGTAAAAAAACAGCAAACGATCCTAATTCAAGAATTAATAAATCTTTAAGAAAATGGAACTGCTAATGGATACAAATAAAATAACAAAATTAACTGCAGAGGTTATAAAACAAGCCACAAAAATTGCAGATGAGCACTCAGAGTCAGATGAAGATACAATTTTTATTGCAAATGCATTTTTAAATGCATCAAAAATACTATATACTCAGGCACTAGGTGAAGAGATAGCTACAAGTCTTTTACTAGAAGTTATGAGACAAAGTTTTGGCGATCATAATCGCACTTTACATTAAGGAGATAAAAATGAAAAAGATAGACGCAGAAAAACAACCTGGTCTTGCAGCTTTAAAAAAGAAAAGACCAGATGTTACAAAAAAAATGGGCTTTATGAAAAAAGGTGGAAGTCCAAAAAAAATGATGGGTGGTGGCATGATGATGGATCCCAACAAAAAAATGATGGGTGGTGGCATGATGGGCTACATGGCTGGTGGTTCACCAAAGGTGGAAAAAGGTATTGAAGTTATAAAAATGCCTCAAGAAATACCAACACCAAAACCTGGACAACCATTAACAGTAGCTGCCAAAGGTCATAAAGGTTACAGTAAAAAAGTAACAATTACATAGGAGGATAATATGAAACTTATTAAGGATGTAATAGAGTGGCTTAAAGAATGGAACGATTGGAATATGAAAGACTGGATTAAAGCTGGTATCATATGTGGAGTCGTTCTCATGATTTTAGGATCAATCTAAATGTGGCAACTATTAGCTAAGCCTCTTCTCGGAGTCGTAACAGACTCCGTGAAAGGTTTTGTCGAGACAAAAAAATTAAAAAGCGAAGTTAAGATTGCTCAAATAGCAGCGGAAAAAAAGAAAAATGAAGACATAGCTACAGGTAAAATTAAGTGGGAGCAAAGTGCTGTCGATCAAATGAAGGGTAGCTGGAAAGACGAATTTGTTTTATTAGCCTTAATGATTCCTGCGATTTGTGCCTTCTTACCTTTTATGCAACCTCATATAGAACGTGGGTTTGCAATTTTAGAAACTTTACCAGAGTATTACACCCATCTCTTGTACCTTGCCTGCAGTGTCAGTCTAGGGGTTAGAGCAGTGCCCGGAATAAAAGGAATGATTAGTAAAAATAAATAGTATATGGATCCATTAGAATTAATTGAAGAATTAAACAAAATACTTAAGAATAACAAAAGAACAGTAAAAGATGTTGTATTGACAGGAGGTGCAACAGACTATACTAATTACATGTATTTAATGGGACAATTAAAATCATTAGATAATGTAGAACAAGAATTTAAAGAGTTCTTGCAAAAAAGGAGAATACAAGTTGAATAAACCAATACCAGATAAAGTGCTTAATTTCGGCACAGCCAAAAAAGAACAGGAAGAACAACCTGACGTTGCAAAAATTAATAAAAAATTAACAGATAGATTACCTAAACCCACTGGTTGGAGAATAGTAATTTTACCTTATAAAGGCACAGGTAAAACAAAAGGTGGTGTCATATTATCAGATCAAACAGTAGAAATGCAATCCGTAAGCACAACATGTGGATATGTTTTAGCAGTAGGACCTGATGCATATAAAGATTCAAACAGATTCCCGGAAGGTCCGTGGTGTAAAGAGAAAGACTGGGTCATCTTTGGTAGATACGCAGGCTCAAGACTTAGTATAGAAGGTGGAGAGATACGTATTTTAAATGATGATGAAATATTAGCAACAATCGAGAATCCAGAGGATATCTTGCATTTATATTAATAACATGGAGGAGCCATGCCTGAACAACAAATAAACACGGCAAAAGATGAACCTGTCGTAAGCATTCCAACTGAAGGTGACTCAATAGATGTCAATCTACAGGAAGAAAGCAAAACAGAAAAAAAAGATGAGACACAACCACAAGTTGTAACTCAAGAAACAGAAGGTGAGGAGCTAGAAGACTATAGCGATAAAGTCAAAACTAGAATTAATAAACTCACAGGTAAATTACGTGAAGCTGAAAGAAGAGAACAAGCATCTTTTCAATATGCTAAACGTGTTGCAGATGAAAATAAAAAATTAAAAGCTCAGAAAAATAGTTTAGATAATTCTTATATACAAGAGTTTGCAGCTAGAACTGAAATAGAGACAAAAAAGGCTGAAACTGATTTGCAGAGAGCAATTGAAGCAAATGATGCACAAGCACAAGTTGAGGCTAATAAAGCATTAGCAAAGTTATCTATTGACAATGAGCGTCTATTAGCTACAAAAGAAGCTAAGGAAAATAAAAAGGAAGATCAAGAAGAGGATATAATGCCTCCTCAAGATGTTCCTAAAAAAATAGATCCTAAAGCTGAAGCGTGGGCAGAGAAAAACCCATGGTTCGGTAAAGACGAGGCAATGACTTACGCTAGTTTCGGCATACACAAGAATCTAGTTGAAGAAAAGCAAATGAATCCAAACTCTGACGAGTATTATGCCGCAGTCGATAAAAGGATGAGAGAAGAGTTTCCCCATAAGTTTGGGGCAAATAGTTCGGAAACTACGAGACCCGTCCAACCCGTAGCTTCTGCTGGTCGTTCTACAACGCAATCAACATCAGGACGCAAAACAGTTAGACTATCTCCGAGCCAAGTCCATATCGCCAAAAGACTTGGTGTACCTCTGGAGGAATACGCTAAATACGTGAAGGAGTAATAGCAATGGAAGATAAAACAACCAAGAAGACCTCACGCACTGATGCTACTCGTGAAAAAACAAAGAGAGCACAACCTTGGCGCCCACCGTCAAGCTTAGAAGCGCCGCCTGCGCCTCCAGGATTTAAACATAGGTGGATAAGAGCTGAAACATTAGGAACCGAAGACAGAAAGAATATGGCTGGTAGACTTCGAGAAGGATTCGAGCTAGTTCGTGCTGATGAGTTTCCTGATTTTCACGCACCTACAATTGAAAATGGATCGCATGCTGGTGTCATAGGAGTTGGTGGATTATTGCTTGCTCGTATACCCGAAGATATTGTTGAACAAAGAGCAGAGTATTTTGCAGAACAAACTAAGACGCAAGAAGAATCTGTAGAAAACAATTTATTCAAAGAGCAGCATAGAAGTATGCCTATTTCAGCCGACAGGCAGAGTAGGGTTACTTTTGGTAGTGGTAGAGGCAACGACAAAAATTAATTTTTTGTTATGAGTCCTATCACTTTTTAACTAACTGGTTAAGGAGGACTTATAACCATGGCAAACAAAGACGCACCATTCGGTTTTAGACCTGCAAAGATGTTGGGTGGAGCACCTTTTAATAACGGCCAAACAAGTTATGGCATAGCAAGTGGATACAACACAAATATATTTACTGGCGATGCAGTTGAATTGCACACAGACGGTACTGTTACCGTTGGTGCTGCAGGGCAAACTAATTTAATTGGCGTATTTAACGGATGTTTTTACACTGACTCAACAGGTAAGCCGACATACTCAAAACACTGGCCAGCTGACACAGTAGCTAGTGATGCAGTAGCATTTGTCATCGATGATCCAAACGTGATTTTCGTGGCACAAGAAGACAGCACCGATATTGGGGCCTCATGGCCTGCTAATAGAGGATCGAATGCTGACTTAGTATCAACCCACGCAGGTAGTGTAAAAACTGGTAGATCTGGTATGGAACTAGATTCTAGTACAATCACTGCTGCAACAGCACAATTTAGAATAATTGACCTTGACACTGATGAGTACAACAATGAATCATCAAGTGCTAACGGAAACTATCTCGTTAGAATCAACGAAGGTCTTCATTATGCTAATACTGCTGGTATTTAATAGGAAGGACTAATAAATGGCTATATCAAGAAGTCAACTCGTAAAAGAGTTAGAACCTGGTCTTAATGCATTGTTTGGTCTTGAATATGCAAGATACGAGCAGGAGTGGTCAGAAATTTTTGACACAGAAACTTCAGACAGAGCGTTTGAAGAAGAAGTAGAACTTTCTGGCTTTGGTAGTGCACCAGTTAAAGCTGAAGGAGCAAGCGTACAATTTGACGATGCTACAGAAGCTTTCACTAGTCGTTACTCACACGAAACAATTGCTTTAGCATTTGCTATTACTGAGGAAGCAGTAGAGGATAACCTTTACGATAGCCTAAGTTCTAGATACACAAAAGCTCTAGCACGTTCAATGGCCAACGCTAAAGAAATTAAGGGTGCTAATGTTCTTAACAGAGCATTTAACTCTTCATTTACTGGTGGTGACGGTGTTGAATTATGTTCAACTGCACACTTAACAGTAGCAGGTGGCAACTATGCCAACGAACTATCAACATCAGCTGACTTGAACGAAACATCTTTAGAACAAGCATTAATTGACATTGCTGGTTTTATTGACAATCGTGGACTTAAAATCGCTGTTAAAGCGACTAAGATGATCATTCCAGTTAATCTTCAGTTTGTAGCTGAAAGATTAATGAAGAGTCAGTTAAGAACTGCAACTTCAGATAATGACATTAATGCAATCGCCAACATGGGTATGATCCCTGGCGGATACGTTATCAATCATTATTTGACAGATACAGACGCATTCTTCTTAAAAACTGATGCTCCAAATGGTTTGAAGCATTTTACTCGTGCACCAATCAAAACTTCTATGGAAGGCGATTTTGATACAGGTAACGTAAGATACAAAGCTAGAGAGAGATATTCATTTGGATTCTCTGATCCTAGAGGTATCTTTGGTTCACCAGGCGCATAATAAATAAAAATGGAATGGGGGTATATCCCCCATTCTTTCTTGCAAAATATTTCAAAAAACGTATATATTAAATATAGTTACATAGACTGCTAACGCAGACGATATAGAGACTATGTAACAAGGTCTATATAACCAAGGAGGTTTAAAAATGGCTAACTCAACATTTAGCGGTCCAGTAAGATCAGAAGGTGGTTTTAACGTAATCAACAAAGCTACTGCTACTGGTGTCGTAACAGAAACAGGTTTTTCTGTAAACTCTACTGGTCAACTAGTTTCTATGGGAACTAGAAAAATACAATCATTTGTAGGTACATTAGCTAGCACAGATGCAGCATCAACAGCATATGGTGATGGTGATGTTCTAGTAGAATTAGGTGCACTAAATACAGACGCACCTGATGGCTTAGTAACACCTAGCAAATTTTTTATACATAAAGCATTAATTGGTATAACCACAGCTGCAGGTCAAACTTTAGTTGGTGGACTATCATTAAGTGCAACTTCTGGCACAGCTACTAATACAGCTGTATCATCTGGAACAGAAATAGTTGGTGCAGGTGTTGCATCTTTTAATCCAAGAATTTCTGCTACAGATTCAGTGACAGAAGTAGACATTAACTTTAACAACACAGCAGGAAATTATCACGTGTTTGCACCAAATATTACAGCAGCTATTGCAAGTAAAAATTTATACGCTTTTGCAACAACCGCTGTAAATGCAGACATCACAGCAGGTAGATTTACTGTTGAGTTAGAGTATTCAGTATATTAAAATTAGTGGGGCTTCGGCCCCACATGTTCTTGATTAAGGAGGGAACATGGCAGATACAGTAACAGGACCAACAATACTACAACAAAACGATAACAGAGTTGTTATCAAAATAGTTGTACAATCAGACGGATCAGGTAGCACAACAGTTATGGGCGATGTTTCAGCATTAGATGCTAGAAAAGATGGCACAGCTGTAGCACATTTAGGTTTACTTAGAGTTTGGTATTCTTGTCAAGGTGGCGATGGGGGTAACTCTTTTGCACGTTTAGATGAAGAAGATTCAGATGGAGATATTCCTATAATTGGATTGACAGGCGCAGCATATTGGGATTTTAGAGAGTTTGGTGGAATACCAGCAGACAAATCTAGTAACAGTAATCAAAGCGATGTAAATTTCGTTATACCTAGTACAGCTGATTCAGGCAACATGTACACAGTTATAGCAGAGTTTCAAAAAATATATTAGGAGTAACATATGCCTACATACTCAGGTACTAACGCATTTACTCTTACAATAGAAGAGGTTATAGCAGAATCATATGAACGATGTGGTTTGTTTGTAAGATCTGGTTATGACTTAAAAACATCTAGAAGAAGTTTAAATTTACTTTTTGCTGAATGGGCAAATAGAGGCCTTAATCTTTGGACAATAGAACAAAGAACAAAGACTCTTACTGCTAGCACATCGTCTTATGACTTAGACACAGATTTAGTTGATATATTATCTGCCGTAGTAACTGAAGCTAGTGACACTACAGTTGACAGACAAATAGAAAGAATTAGTAGAGCAGAGTATTTAAACATTTCTAAAAAATCTACCTCAGGTTCACCTACACAATTTTATATTGAGAGAACTATAACACCTAAATTATATGTGTATCCT